TCGAATGGGAGGTTGTGGGCGATCACGGTGTGGGCGCGGGAGAAGATGCGCCGAATGCGGGGGAGGGCCTCGATGAATGGGGGCTGTCCGGCGCAATCCTCGTCGCGGAGGCCGGTGATGCGGGTGATCTCGGGGGTCAGCGGCTCGAGCGGGTCGATGATAATCGATTCAGTCTCGACCACCTCACCGCGCTCGTCGAGGAGGGCCGCGCCGAATTCGATCATTCGCGGCTGTTTATTGAGCGGGGCGTCGGGGTGTAGCGTGAGTCCGGTGGTTTCTGTGTCGTAGACGATAATCACGATTGTTTATCGGCGCGCAGTTGCGCCGCCTCGTTGGAATAGCCCGCGGCGTAGCGCACGCCGAGTTTGGAGGTGTTAGCCGCGAGAGTATCTCCCCGAGTCACCCCAAGCGCCAATCGCAACCCGCATAAATAAAATTCCAAATCGCCCAACTCCTCGATAACATTTTCCAAGTCGAGCGGCTTTCGATACACGGCGTGCTTTTTAACCGCATCGAGCAACTCGCCCGCCTCGCCCGAAATCCCGATCGCCATATGGAGCAGGTGGGCACTCTCCGGCGTCATATCCCCAAGCAACTGTTCGCCCGGTTTCACGAGCGCCGCGACCATCCGCGCATGCGTCAGTTCGATCTCCCGGCTCATCGCGTCAACTCCTCGAGCATCGCCCCATACACCATCAAATCGTGCGCCGAGTCTCGATGCCCTCCGCGCTCGAGGGTCGAAGCGTAGCGGGTCAACTTATGTAAGCATTGGATAAAAACCCCAAGCCGATTAAACCCCGCGGCGTCGCCCGCCTCGATCCGCAACCCCTCGGGGAACATCGCCGTGCAGATCCCGCCCCATTGAAGGTAATTATCCCCATACACTGCGTTTCGCTCGCGAAAAGTATCCGCGCCCTTTTCGAGAAGGTCCGGCGCCCGGAGTTGCGACGGCGGCGTGTAGGCGCATTGCGCGTGGATCGACAAAACCGCGGCCGGCACCCCCTTCGATCGATACATTGCGACAATGTCCTCGCGATCGTCAAAAGCCGCCGCCACATCCGTCACCCCGTACTCCGCGAACAAGACCTCGAGTTGCGCCGCTTTTACCTCTACCGACGGCCGCGCATCGTTATCATTCCGCATCAAGAGCACCGGAGCCCTCAGCCCGAGGTTATGATCGATCCAGCTGAGTGTGACGCCGCGGGACGATACCGGCCGCGCCGTTAAAAACACCGGATTCTCCGCCTCCAAAAACACATCCAAGTTTCCCGGCTTATCGAGGCCGCATGCGGCATGGTACAGCGCATATCGCTCCGGGATCGGCCTGTCCCACTGAATTAGCTCGATCCGCCGCGAATCATCCGACAAACAATTATCAAGGTCAAATATCGTGACTCTCATCTTTTAATCTCCTGTGTGCGTAGGGTTTGTTAAATCACATTGCCTTACCATCTTTGGCCACCGGGGCAGCCTCGTGCCTGACCGACCAAAATCGCACCGCCGCCGCACGTTTAACGGGCTCATTGTCCATCTCGGGCAAATACACCGGGCACTCCGCCCGCCCATACCGCGGGAAAGCGCACGTGCCCGTCGCGACACAATGAACCTCGAGAAAGGGCGCCGCCCAAGAGTGCACCCCGATCACCTCGCGGCGCATCGCCCGAAACACATCTTGGTATTCGCCTTGGGTCCGGGTACATAGGCGCAACTTCGCCATTTCGTGTAGGGTGCGGAGGTTGAACTTGGCCATGATCGAGGTGGTGATATTGGTCGGGAGGAGGCCGCGCGCATCTTGCGCCGGAGCCCCCGCATCGATCAAATCCCCGTACGCTCCGAGCGCCGCCGCCACCCCCTCGGTCCAAATCTCGAGCCAATCCTCGCGGCCCTCGATACTCGGGGGCAAATCGACCGGCTGAGCGCGGGCATCCACAACGCGCATCGCTTGTTGGGCGTAGCTGCCGGTGCGGGTGCGGACGAGTTGATGGGTGAAGGCGCGGGTGACGCCGTCGATCCGAAAAACATAATCGACAAACTCCCAACTCGATTTGATCGTGTCGCGCATATAGGCGAGATGCTCCGCGCGGCGCTCCTCGGTCCAAGTCGAGGGATCGCTCGAGTGGGTCAGGCGGGTGTTCTTTGTGCTCAAAAGCAAATCGAGCGCATCGGGGGTGCTGCTGATAAGGGTGACTTTCATTTCGTTTGTTCCATGTGAAGGGTGTAGGCTCCGGAGCGTGCGAGCCGCTTGATCATGTCGATGTCGTTGACGACGTCATCCAACAATACATTGCGCCAAGTGGCGAATCGGCCGAGGGAATAAATCCCGAAACGATGCGTGAGCTCGAACAACATCGCTTTGCGCAGTGCGTCGTGAATCGGCTCAATTTTCCCATACCGCTGCTCAATGTCGCCGAGCGGCTCGGCGGCGTCGATGTCGATGCCGAAGGCTTGTGCCACTGATCCCTCGTCGTATTCGGTGATCTCGGTGGCGGCCTCGGCGATCAGGATGTTGCCGGTGATCGAGGCGCGATACACTGTTGTGTCGAAGCCGGGGAAGTAGACGGTTTGATACAGGTCGGCGTGCCGCAACCGCCAACGGCGCACCCGGATCGGGGCACGATGAAACTCGGGCAACTCGGACCAAGCCCCCGTCGCCGCCGCCATCCAACTTAGCGGCGCGGTGCTAACCGTCTCCCCACGCGGCACGTCTAACGGATCGACCGGGGCGCCGAAAAACACCCGATCCCCGACAGCCTCGAGCAACTGTTCGTGGAAGTTGTCCGGGGCGATATATCGCTCGACCGGATCCAACCGCCAGATGCTCCGCTCGCCGCTGAGGAGGCGCTCGGCGCCGAGGATCTTTTGCGCGTACAAATTAGCCCAACGGATCGTGGGCGGCTGAAAACTCCCATCGACCCAAAGCCCCTTGCGCACTTGGACGCGTTTGAACTCGATCCCGGTGAGGCGCGCAACGGCGTCGGACCGAAACCGCAGGACAGCGCGATGCGCCACGCGGGGCTCGGGCGCCGCCTCGTTGACCTGAGCGCGTGGCCAAGCGTGCGCGGCGATCAGGCCTGAGAGGCCCGCTCCGATTATTAGTTTCATTTCGTCGCCTCCTCGGCTCGGACCGAAACGAGATGCCCGGTGACGATCAGCTTCTGCGCGTGGCCGCGAGCCGCGGGGCCAAACGTCTCCTCGAGCGCCGCCATCGGGACCGGCTGCACGAGTTGCCCGAGAATCCACTCCATCACTGCGCGCCGCGCCGATCCGGGTTGAAGTTTCGAGCGGGTGGGTTGATCCGAGGGCCGCACCCAATCGATCCGGCGCCGCGTCGGCGGATCGCCCGGGGCACGTTTCGCTCGGCGCTCGATCGGAGCCGAGGCCCGAGCGGCGACCCAAAGTTGATGCGCGAGGGACCCCGGCTTAAGCATCGCCCCAATCTCCTCATCCGTCAATTCACGTTCAGGCGACATCTCGTCTCTCCTCATACTCCGGCGTCAAATCGATCAACCCCTCCGCGGCCCGCTCCCGCGCCAACCTCCATTTTTCCCTGTACCAAGGGTCCTCCGACGGCGGCACCCACTTCGCCCCCTCCGGGAAGGTTCTCCGCGGATCGCGCGGCGCCGGGGCCTCTCGCCACAACTCGATCGGCTCCACAAGTTTCACTTTTCTCATCTCTCAGTTCTCCATTCTACACAAACACAAAGAGCGGGGCGGGGTTACCGCCCCACCGCATCTTACAACATCGGCCGAAACTCAAACCCACCGAACACCGCGCGGCCAACCCGCTTCACCTCCATCCGCACCGCAATCATCTGTCCCATCGGCATCCCGAGCGCCCGAAAAGCCGCGGGGACACTTTTGTACGAGGCCGCGAAACTATCCGGACCTTTAACAGCCACTGCGCAACGGGTCGCACGATCTTGCGCCACGGCGGCATTTTTCCAGCTCTCGGCGATCGCCGCCGCGCGGCTCAACGAGGGCGCGGCAGAATCCTTACGGATGCGGCCCGTAAAGCCATTGTACTCGACGCCGCAGCAATGACAAAACATCCGCTTTAAGTTGTCCTCGGCCGTGGCGTATGTTTGCTCCTCCTTCAGGCCGCAACTCGGGCAACCGTCGCGATCAAACTTATACCCCGCACGCTCCTCCGCAACCATCTGTTTCGGCTCCTTGCGCTCGGGGTTACGTTGCGCCGCGGCCGCGGGCACTAACGAAGCCACCGACCGCACGCCAGCTTGTGCCTCGATCACCATCCGATCAATCGCGGCATCCATATCCAACTGCGCATCCAACACAGCAATACAACGGCGCTCCGCTGTCGCCCGATCTGCAAACCGCTTCACCGGCGTCGAAGCATTCATCTCATTAAACCAAGCAACAAGCTCAGACATCTTCGCTGCTTTAATTTCGGCTACATTCTTCATCTCGTTTCTCCGTTCTAAGTTGGTTGATTTGCTTACTACAAAAGCAATTATACACCAAAACTAGAAAACCCTACAAAATGTAGGGTTATCACGGATCAAAGCACCTCGGCCAACTCCTCCGTCAACCGCCACAACGCCGCGTTGTACTCATCATCCCGCACAAAATCCGAAATCGGCCTCGACGTCGAGCGCCGCCCCGATCGCGACAACCCCACGACGCCGCCGCGCACCGTCGCCTCCTGTAGCCGGTTAAACGTTGACCACAGATCCCCCGCATCATCCCCCTCCCGCCTCACCTCGAGTAAGGCCTCGGGCGCAAACCGCTCCGCGTCGCCCCAACGCAACTGCGCCACCATACGAGCGTACGCAAACCGCTCCGAGCGGCTCAAATCGATCCTCGACCACTCCTCCATTTTCCGGAACAGCGGCGCTGTGTTCCGAGCCAAACTCCTCGCCCGATCGATAATCGCCGCGGCGGCGTTCGGGCCCGAGTGCCGAGCGGCAGTCTCGGAGCCGCTAACCGCGGCGACCATCCCGTTGCTACAAACGAGCCGATACAAACCGACCGAAACCCGGGTGCGGCTCGAGCCGTCGTGCGAGTTGATAATGGAGACGCGAGCCGAAAGTCCATCGTGCTCCGACGGGGCGCGCATCTCGACGATATGCCGGGTGTAGAGCGGCTCGACCGATCGATTGGCGCCGACGGCGCGAGCGGAGTGAATCTTGTATCCCTCCTCCTCGACGGCGCGGACAATGTCCATTGTGCTGATGTACTTGTACCGGGCGGAAAGTTCCGGCCGGGGCGCCCTCGCCAATACGCTCAGGGGGAGCGCAACGGTTTGTTGTGTCATTTCTGAATTCTCCGATTAACAGAACGATATAGTTACAGGACCGATTCGTAATGCATAATGATGTACAGCGCCACGAGCCAACCAACCCCCGCCAACACCAACATCGCCCGATCCACCCACACACTAAGATAACGCTTGCGGATGCGATAGCGCCGGGAGGCAAAGTTGACGGCTTGTAGTGGGATTTGCTTTTCATTCATCTCGTTTCTCCGTTCTAAGTTTGATTACAGCGAAATCTCATTATAGCGCAAAATCATCTCGGCGCAAATAAATGCTGCGCTTTGGCGCGGCGGCCCAGTTGGCGGAGAATCGTGCGCTTGCATAACCTTAGAATGGAGAATTGAGAAGCGATGGACGATGCGGAGCGGTTTTTGTCGGCCCTTGTGGGCGGTGCTCTCGGGGCGGGGGAGCGAATGATATTGTGTGGGTTTGCGGGCGATCCTTTCGCCGCGGGACCGACGGCGTGGAGGCCGCGGGCGTGGCGCGATGGGGATCGGGTCGAGATGCCGAGGGGTTGGAATGGGTATGTGACGGTGGGGGCTTTTGGGCGGGCGGCGGATGGGTCGTGGAGGAGGAGGACAGAGACATTCGCGGCGGGGCTGGCGCTGATGGTGGATGATGTGGGGACGAAGGTGAACCCCTCGACGGTCGAGGCGCTCGAGCCCTCGGCCCGGGTCGAAACGAGCCCGGGGAATTTCCAACTGTGGTATTTCCTAAACAAGCCCGAGCGGGATCGGGTGCGATTTGACGGTGTGATTCGGGCATTTATCTCGGGGCGGCTCCTCGGGGCGGACCCGGGGATGTCGGGGGTGACGAGGGTGGGGAGGTTGCCGGGGTTTGTGAATGGGAAACCGGCGAACAACGGTTGGCGCACCCGGCTCGATCTCCTCGAGCCCGGGCGTCGATACTCCGTCGAACAACTCCTCGAGGGATTCTCACTCCGGATCAACGGGCGCCGCGAGCGCCGCGAGCGATTACCGACCGAGGCAGCGCTCGAGCGCAACCGCGCGTTCACCGTCGCCTACAAATGGCTCGAGGAGCGGCGAATGCTTAAGCGCCCCGAGCCGGACCCGAGCGGCTGGACCGAGGTGCGGTGCCCTTGGGTCGAGGAGCATACAGGCCGCGCCGATACGGGGGCGGCAGTCCGGGAGCCGTCGGAGGAGAATGAGTATTATGGGGCGTTCCGCTGCCACCACGGGCATTGTGCCGATCGCGGATGGGCGGAGTTGACCGAGTGGATCGCGGAGCGCAGCGCCGAGGAGCTGGAGGCGAGGGCATGAGATCGGACAGAATCGGCGCTCGGGGCGAGGCGTTGCTCGGGTATTTGCGCGAGCGGGGCGGGAGGGTAACGGTGGACGAGGCGGCGGTGTGGTATGGGAGCCGCGGGGCGTTGCTGGAGCAGATGATGTTGTTGAGGAGGGCGGGCCTTGTGTGCAAGATCGGTAACCGCAAACCCGTCTCCTTCGTCCTCGTCGAAGGCGCTGTCGAGCGCCGTGAGCGGGCGCGGCCATTTTTATGGCACGATCCGTTTGGGCTAACCGCGGAGCGGCGACAATGAAGGCGTACATCGCGGGACAGGCGCGGTGGCGGTTGCCGCGGGAGGAGGGGTTGCCGCCGGGAGGGGCGAAGGTGTTGTTGTTGACGAGGGGAGGGGTGTGCATCGTTGGGGTGTGGGCGGAGGGGTGTCTTGCTTGGGCGCCGT